GGCCTTCGAGCCCTTCGGATAGATGCCGTGGGCGGTGTTCGGCCCCCACACAACCAGATAGATGGACGAGTTGTCCGTGCCGTCCGGCGTCGAAGCCGAGGTCAGGATGTTCTCGGCGTTGGCTGCGGATTTGCTGTTGAAGCGCGCATTGAAACCGGTGAACGCTTCCGGCTCGGTCGCTTCGTTACCCGAGAACAGAGTTTGTGCAAACTCGATGTTCATGCCCTCGATGTACGCGCGGTCTTCCGACAGGCGCCATGCGGCCGCGTTGCCGTTCAGGTCGGCCAGCGCCTTATCCACCTCGGCGTAGGCTTCCAGCATGCCCAGCGAATCCTTGATCTTCGCGGTGGTCGATTTGCCCGGCTGCACGCCGCCGTACAGCTTGCGCCAGGTCGGGGCCGGCAGGCCGGTACGGATGACCGAGGTATGGCCGGTCAGTTCGTTGGATTCGAGGAAGACCATGTCCTCGATGATTTCGTTGGTCTGCGCCAGCATTTCGACCACCGGGGCAATCTTGCCGTCGGGGTCGGTGCGGGTCATCACGTCCAGCAGGGTCGGATGGGTTGCGGCGAGGGTGGACATTCGCGGTGCTCCTTAGTTCATTTGGCTGTTTGAGTAAAACGACTTCGCGTCTTTTGGCGCGGGAGCCGCGTTCCCGGTGACGATCCGGTCTTCGCTGATTGCCTTGCCGGTCTTGACGAGCATCCGGATAATTTCCGGGTGATTGCCCAGGCCGGACTCGTTCAGCAGCGTTGCGAGCTTTGGGGAGCCGAAAGTGGTCAGCGCCTTCTTGGCCACGGCCAGGTTTTCGGTCAGCTTGTCGCCGCCGAACTCCGGGTCCGCACGCGTTTCATCGGCCCACTTCGCGGATGCCTCGGTCAGCGAAGTGGCCTGCTGTGCCTGCCACTTCTGCGCGAGCTTCGCGCCCAGGTCCGCGACCTTTTGCGCTTGCTCTTGCGGCAGGTTCAGTTCCTTGGCCAGCGCCTTGAGGTCTCCCGTTACTTCGGCGTCGAGCTGGACGCCGTCGGGGGCGGTGAAGTCCTCGTACTGCTCGGGGGCGCCGGCGGGCTTGTCGTCGGTGGATTTGTCACCGTCGGCGGGCTTGCCTTCGTCCGTTGCTCCCGCGGCCTGTTGGCTGGTCGTATCGGTGCTCGATTGCTGCTGGTTCGCATCGGCTTGCGCCCCCGTTTGGTTATCGGTGGCGCCCGTTGCGGTTTGCGGCGAGTCGGTGGCAGTGTCAGTTTGGCCGCTCGTTACAAGGGTCTCGGTCGTCATTCGTGTTCTTTCGTGGCTTCCTTGGCCTCGGCAATCATCAGCGCGTACTGCTCGGGGCAGTGCTCGTTGATGAGCGCGGTCAGCCAGATACCGTAATTGCGCATGCCCTCGCGGAAGAACGTTTCACTGTTGCCGGTGAAGCTGGTGCGGTACATGCCGGATTTCTCCAACATGCGCCAGGCAAGGCGACGCCCCCACGCGTGGGACATGAGCATCTGGATGTCGGCCCCTTCGTTCTCGCGGGCGAGGCGTTCGCGGTACTCGGCTTGCGCCTTGGCTTGCTGCTGGCCGTGAAGGTCGAGGGGGTCGTACGATTTGCTCATGCACGGCACGATAAGCGCGCCGCGCATCGGTATGCACACCGCCCGTTAGGTGGTGCTGTCGGTGATGATGCCCAGGCTGGCCAGGGTGGTGAGCAGGCTGGCCAGCGCCGTATTGCCGCCGCGCGAGCCGGTGACAGTCGGCGCCGTGTTGGTCGTGCTGTCGGTGGCCAGGCCCAGCGCCACGAGCTGCGTGATTGCGGATGCCACGGCCGCATTGCCGTTGCGGTTGCCGGTGATCGCGGGCTTCGTGATGGGCGCCGTGTTGTAGAAACCCGCCTTCGTGCCGCGATGCGCGAAGTCCTGCGCGATGGCGAGCGAGCCGCCGGCCGTCATGCCGTCCGTGGTCGTGCCCAGCAGCAGGTTGCCGGCCAGGTGGTTGACGGCCGTGCCGTCCATGAACAGGTTGTACTTGCTGGCGCCGGACGCCACGCGGCCCCGGTACGCGTAATTGGCCGCGCCGCTGGTGAGGTCGTCCACGTCCACGCCCATCTGCGCGGTGACGGTCGAGCCCGCGCCCTTCGTTACGTTCTTGGCGTGGAAGCCGCGCACGGCGGCGACCGTGAACGCTGCGGCCTGCGTCGCGCCCTCGGCCGTGTACTGGTCGAACTCCACTGTCGCCGCGCTGCTCGCGGTCGCGCGCATGCGCACACCGGCCTGCGAGGTGCCTACGGTGCTCGCGTTGGTGGCGACGTTGAGCGCGGTGTCCGTCGTCGGCGTCGTGCCGATGCCGAGGCGCAGGTCGAATCGCGCGGCCCGCTTCGCGCGGAAGTCCGTGAACGTGCCGGGGCGCGCGTCGCGGTTACCGACCACCTGGCCCTCGGCAAACCCGGCCTGCAGCCGGGCGTCATACAGGCGCGGCGATGGCATCAGGAATACACCCCGAACGTGCTCGTATCCTGCCAGCCGGCGGCGTCGCCCGGCAGGTAGGACGCGCCCGCCCCGTAGGTCTGGATGACGCCACCGGTGGTGACGCTGAACCGGGTGCCAGTGGCGCCGCTCGCGCTGAACGTGCCCGATACGCCGATGGCGCTGTCTTCGCTGCACGCGGCGAACACGTTCGAGAACGCAATACCCGTGCAGGTAATCGTGTTGCCGAACGAGAGTAGCGTTGACCCGAGACTGACGGCCCAATGGATTGGTGAGGCGCCATTCACCGTGTAGTTCGCGTTGATGTTCGCCTGCGACGCGCCGGTGATATCGATGTGCCCCGTCGCGCATGCCCCGAACTGCATGCCCGCGCCAATGTTGATCGTTGACCGCGATTCCGCGCGCAGGCCCGAGCCGCTGGTTGTCGTGGCGACCTTGATGCCCTGTACCGTCACCTGCGCGCCGAGAAGCGCTTTTATTGCGTGGTTACTCGCCGTCGTCAGGGTGACGTTACCGGGCGTACCGGTATTGCCGGACAGGATGAGGGAAGCCGAGCCCAGGCCCAGCGGCTGGCCCTGCACCACGATGGGCGTCGTGTAGGCGCCGTCGGCAAGCTGGATCGTCACCGTTTTCGATGCGCAGTCGAGCGTCTGGTAGATCGTGTCGAGCGCCTTCTGCACCGTGGCGAACGCATTGGCCAGTGTCAGACCGTCGTTGCTGTCACTGCCGCCGGACGCCTTCACATAGTAGGTGCGCGCGTCGCGCAATACCTCGCGCGGGTTGGCCGCAGCATACGTATCGAGCGTGCCCCGGCCAATCGGGCCTGGCACGAACAGCTTGTCGCGCCATGCGGCCGGCAGGTTGATTTCCAGCGTGTTGATGAGCGTCGGGTAGTAGCTCGTCGTGGTCGTGTAGTTCGGCCCGAACACGATGTCGGTCAGCGCCGATTGCGTGCCGGTGTTGCCCACGTCGATCCATGGCTGGATGAACGTTGAACCGCAGTACCCGCCGTTCAGGTAGAAGCCGCAGCCGCCGGTGGTGCCGAGCTGGTTGTAGTAGCCGCCCAGGTTCTCGTAGACGCAATCGAAGTGCAAACCTTCGAAGTTGTAGCACTTGCCGTTGTTGACCTTCGTTTCGAACACGCAGCCCTTGAAGCGGTTCCCCAGGAACGAGCCGGTGCTGTTGCTCGATTTCGTGTAGATGCCGTTCAGGTTGTAACTGCCGGTGATGTTCTCCCACAGGCCATGCTCCACCCACGTCGACAAGTCGTTCGTCGTGATGTAAAGCTGCACCGCGCTGCCGGCGTGATAATGGTTGATCGACACATCGCGCAAACGCGTGGATACCGTGTCCTGCCAGCGGAATCCGCCCGACGCGGCCGTGTTGCTGGTCGTGATCGTCGCGCCGCGGCCCTCGACATAAACCGGCTTCTTGCCGAGAATCGCCCCGTTGTTCGCGCCGAAATAATTGGTCTTGATGTCGAAGCACCAGCCCGCATGCGTGGGCGTGAACACGTTGCCGCCAAGTTCAACCGTGATGCCCGCGCCGCCCGCGTACTGGCCCGCGTCGATGACGATGGACGAGCCGAGTTTGTAGCCGTTGGGCGAGTACGGAAAAATCAGCGTGCCGCCCTTGTTCTCGTAGATCGCGGCCAGGGCGGCATTGACGGCCGCCGCGTCGTCGGTTGTGCCGTCGGCCTTGGCGCCGTAACTGGTGACATCAAATCCGGCAAAGCTGATGGTCGATCCGTCGGGCCTGTACAGCGCGCCCATGCTTGAACTGAACGTCGGGAAAAACGTTTCGTCGCCGTCGGCTTCTTTCATGCCTACCGGGCGCCCGGCGTCGTCCACCAGGAAAAGCATCGTTGCGGTGCGATATGTGCTCATAGGATCATGTGTAGCCGGTCAGGTTGTGCATCACATCGGTAAGCGCGTTCTTGCCGGTCGTGTCGGCGCCGGCCAGGTTGGCCGCGCTCTTGCTGGCCGACTCGATCATGGCCGTCTGCTGCGCGGCCTGCTGCGCCTGCGCGCGCTGGTTGCGGATGATCGCCACCTTGTCGCTGGCCACGATGAGCGACGGGTCCACGCCGAGCATGTCGCTATACGTGTCCGCCCATTCGTCCGAGTTGAACTTGTCGAGCACATCGGGCTTGAACTGCGCGATGGTGCCCAGGCTCATCACGAAGCGGTCGATGCCGTTGGTGCCGATGGCGCGCTGGGCCTGCGCGAGCATGGACACAAATTCGACGTTCAGTTCGTGCCCGCTCAGTTCCTCCGGTGGCGGCGGCAGGATGCCCGCCTCGAGCGCCTGCATGAACGTCAATTCGATCAACGGGTCCAGCAGTTCGTTGTGCTGACGTTCCAGCACCGGGCCGAGCATCAGCAGCTTTTCCTCGTGCAGCTCGGCCACCTCGGTGGCCGTCATGCGGCCGCGGTCGTTCTGCGCCAGCAGCTTGAACAGGTCCACGTAGAACACGCTGTTGATGCGCTCGCGCACGTCGCGGATGTCTTCGAGCAGGTAGTCCAGGCGCAGGTTGACCTGGAACGCGGACTGCACGCCGCCCGGCCCGTTCACGTCGATATACGACGTGCCGCCGGGCAAGAAGTTGTGCATCTGGTTCTTCGCGCTGGTGGGCAGGATCAGCGGCGGGTCCACCTGCTTGTCGATTGCCTGCGCCTTGCGAAGCTGCTGGTGCTGCAACTGGCGAATGTCGCCGATTGCTTCCATGCTGGGGCTGATGCCGTAGGTGTCGCCGCCCCAGGTCGTCCAGCGCGGCGCCAGCACGCGAAAGGACTTGAAGCCGGATTCGCGCAGGTACTTGTCGGGGTTGTCGCTGGCCTTCTCGAAGTACAGCGATTTCCATGGCAGGTTCTTCGCGTCGCGCTTCGTCACGTCACGGTCGGCACGCGGCTCGATGACGTGGACGATTGTGACCTTGCTGTCCAAGGTGCCCATGTCGAACGCATTGCGCACCATCGTGCTGCAGTTCTCGCGGCCGAATTCCTTGACCAGTTCCGCGACCGTCTTCTCGCATTCGCGGTACATGCAATCCACTTCGCCCTTGTAGTTCGTGGCCAGGCGGTACTCGCCGGCGGTGAGGACGTAGTTGTGGATGACGTTGTCATAGTCCTCGGCCACGATGCTCACGGCGGTGCCGTAGGCGCCGAGTTCCTCGTACACGGAATGCAGCGCGCGGTACGTGTTGGACCGGGCGTAGATCGCCTGCAGGATGCGCGTCACATCGTCCAGCCACACCTTCACCGGCGCGTATTTCATGAGCGCGGGGTCGGACGTGGACAGCCGGAACCAGGGCCGGGCCGGGCTCGTCATGCCGGCCATCAGGCCCGCCGACAGCGTCTTCAATGCCTGCGTGCCCGTCGAGTCGTAGATATGGTTGAACGTCTTGTCGCCGCGGTTGCGCTCACCCTGGAAGAAGCGGCCGGACACCGGCATGATGTTGCGCGAAATGTCCATGTAACGCGCGCGCCACGACGAAAACTCGTTGTCGAGTGCCGACCAACGAGTGAGGTATTTATTGCGTGGCGTGCTGTCCGTCATCCCGCACCACCGTCAGGCCATGGGCAGAAGGCCGCGGCGAACGCCACGACGAGGAACGGCAACATGCAGGCGATTGCGAGCAGGTCCATGTCATTGCCCCAAGAGCGTATTGCGCCCCAGCGTGAGCTGGGACGGATCGATGCCCGACGGCCCCGTCAGGAACGTGGACGCCGGCCCGGCGTTGATGCCGGACGGGTTCGCGTTGGCGCCGGCCATGGCCTTGGTGTCGGGCTGCTTGCCTTCGGCCTGCTTGCTGGGCGGCTTGGCGGGTTCCGTGGCCTGCGGTTGCGGCACGTCGGGCTGCATGTTTTTCGATGCCAGATAGCCGCCCACGAGGGCAGCGGCAGCGTAGGCTACGGGTCCGCACATGATTTCTTGGTCCTAAGTCAGCGGGACCAGATCGCCCGGCCCCTATCTCATTGCGTACGGATCGTAGTCGCGGGCATTGGCGGTATGCACACCCCTAGGTGTGGGGTCGCGCTTGACCACGGGGAAGGCGAACGAGAGGGCCAGCGCGTCGGCGCGGTTTGGCGATGGCAGCAGCCGCCGCTTCATGTCGATCTTGCTTTCAAGCTGAATCTTGCCGTCGATGCGCGGCACGGTCTCCGGGGCCGTCAGGTCGGAGTAAAGCACTTGGTCCCTTGGGATGGCACCGCCTTGCTTGAGCCAGTCACGCACGAGCTTCCACATTTCCGCGCGCTTGTTGATGCAGCCGGGGTCGATTGACTTCTCGGCAAACCACACCAGCGTCCAGTCTCGCCCCATGGTGCGGCCGGCGCTCACGATGCCCGTGCCGTACCCGCCGTCGATGAACACCGCGTCGGCCCGGTGCTCGTCTTCGAGGTTGGCCAGGATGTTGGCCACCTGGATGTCGTTGTCGTTCTTGGGAATGGTGCGCAGGATTTGGAAGTACAGACCTTGCCGCATGCCGATGACCAGTTCGTCGTCGCCTTCCCACGCCGGATCGCAGGTCAGAATCTTCGGCGCGAAGTCGTATTGCTCTTTGCGCAACACGCGCCCGAATGCCGCGTCCACGTCGGCCGCGCTGATGAACTGCTTGGCGCTCATCGCAGGGAACATGCCGCGCACGCGCACCTTGACGATGTCCGAGTCCAGGCCGTAGTCGTCCACCAAGCCCTGCAGGAACCCCTTGTTGGTGATCTGCACGTCGCGGCTATCGATTTGCCGCGTGGTCCACCGGTGGCGAAAGCGCGTGAAGCATTCGCGGAACCGGCCCGTGTTCCTGGTCGGATTCCCGAATGCGAACCACATGGGTTCGCCGTCGGTCATGCCGCCCTCGGCCACTTCCCAAATCGCATCGGGCACGGCCGACGCCTCATCGAAGATGTAGAACGGCGTCGAGCTGGCGGCGTGCAGGCCGGCGAAGGACTCGCTGTTTTCCTCGCGGCAAGTCTGTGCGTCACAGCGCCATGACTCGGGGTTCTCCTTGTGGACCATGCGCATTGAGCCCTTGCCGTTCGTGACTTCAAACCAGTGGCCGGTGATGCAGCGGCGCGTCCACTTGCCTATTTCGGCCCAGGTCTTCGACTCAAGCTGTGGCCCGGTGTTGGCCGTCACCACGCCCTTTGCATGAGGCCGGGTTGACATGATCCAGTTGACCAGCCAGGCCGTGATAGCGGACTTGCCGATGCCGTGGCCGCTGGCGGTGGCCATACGGATGGCGGGGACCGCGTGGCGGCCGTTGAAGCCGTTTTCGCGCACCTGGCGGCCGACTTCATCAAGGAACTCGCACGCCCACTTGTCGGGGCCGTACGTCGAGCCGTAGACAAAGCACCAGGGTTCCGGCAGTTCGACCACCCGTAGCGACGGGTCGTTGTCCCAATCGTAGGCGTACAGCACGAATCCCAGCGGGTCATCAAAGAACCGCCCCATGTCCTGTGCGAGCAGCAGGTCGGGGTTATCCATTGCCCGCCCGTTTGCGCGCCGCCACGATGGCTGTGGCCACATTCACGTTGGCGTTGACGTTCAGGTCCGTCTTCTCGCGGTAGTCGTCCGGGAAGCGCGCAGCCATCGAACGCGACCATGCCTGTGCGTTGAAGCCCTTGCCGGCCCACATGCCCTTTGCGCCTTGTTCTTCCCACCACGCCATTGCCGCATCCCGTGCGCGCGCGATGGCGTCTGAAAACTCGGGGTGAATCTTGATCCACTGGTCTAGGGTGTCGCGGCTGATGTCCAAATCCGCAGCCATTTGCGCTTTGCTCTTTCCCTCGCGGCCGAGCGCGATCACCCGTTCGCAAAACTCGGGGTCGTATTTGCTTGGGCGTCCAATCTTGTTCGTCATAATTTCCTCATCGTAATTTTTCAACCGGCGGATATGCACACCGTTACGCGGCATCCTCGACAACGTCCCCGGCCCGCGTCCTCGGCACCGCGCGAAACGCGCTGGGGTTCTGATTCCGAATCTGGTATTTGCAAATTCGAACAACCGTGCGCTTTGACAATTCGAACATCTTGGCCAGGCGCCGGTAACCCACGCCCTCGTGCTCGTGCATCGTGCGCAGCAACTCGACCTCGTAGTCGGTCAACCGTGCGTTCTGGTGATCCTCGCCCACGCGCAGCCCACGTTCATTCACCCCCACCACCCGTTTTGTTATTGCCATTTTGACCACCTCCATAACCGGCCACCGCTACATGCAAATTCCTGCGAACGTGTAAATTTTTGCTGTCACTACCGTCACCACCCGTCACCACCCGGTTTCTACTAATTCCCTAGAGCACTGAATCAATGCGCGCATGTAGCTAATGTTTTAGGTAGTGACAGGTAGTGACAGCAGCATTTCCCCTATGAGAAACCCTGTCACTACCTGCTTTTTTCAGGTAGCGACAGGTAATGCCGGGGTAGTGACAGCACCGACCTCCGGCCTGT